TGCTGAAGGAGTCCGAGGAGACGGCTGCCCCTGATGTACCCGCCGAGAACGGCCCCGACAATCCAGCTAAGCCTTCCACCGAGGATGTTAGCGACACCACGGGCGACAAGGCTGGCAATCCGCCCGTTCCCACGGAGGGCGATCCCAAGTCCAATCTTGAGGGCTCTAAGGAAGCCAGGGTCAAAAGGGCTGAAGAGGGATGCAAGTCCGAGGGTGACGACGAGGCTCCTATCGACGAAAACGCCCCGGCCATCTCGGAGGATGGCACGCCAACGCCTGAAGCCGAGAAGGCTGCCCGTCTGGGTTATCTTAATGGTCTGAAGATAGCATCCAAGGCCATCCTGGTCAGGGCGGCCCAGTATAAGGCAATGACGAAGCAGGCGGCACAAAACCCGCAGGCTCAGCTCGAGCGTCTTCTCGACGCGCTACTGTAGGAGGAATCATGGGAACGGTTAGCGAGATGTCCGGGTTGGTTAAGGCCGCTAGCGCACTGACCGCTGGGGATGTTTACAAGGCCGCCACTGCACGCGCTGCCACTGATCTAATGCAGAAGGTCGCCATCGTCAAGCTGGCTGAGGATCCTGAGGTCGCCGAGGCCCTAGCCGAGGCTATGGGTGGAGTTGAGGACATGCCCGAAGAGGATGTCGCCCTAGAGGACGAGGGCGATCCCGAGCTCACCGACGCCTTGCTTGAGGCCTATGCGGCTCCCGATGAGGTTGATGACGAGGACCGCGAGGCGCTGCTTTCTACCGCCGAGGCTCTAGAGGATGAGGAGAAGGCCGCGGGGCTGGCTATGCCGACCACGCGTGACTATGTCTACGCAATTCTCAAGAGCGCTGGGGTGATAGAGTAGCATGTCGCTAAGCTGGGCTGAGATTGACGAGTTGCTGAAAAGCGCCAGCGTTGATGCGGCCCAGGTGAAGACATCTAACGCCGAGCTGATAGACCGCCTTGTCCACGCGGCTGAAGCCCTGGACAAGGTGGCCAGATCAAGTGATGGAGGGGCGGCGCTGGACAAGTATCTGCGTGATATCTTCTCCGGCGAGGATGTCAGCACGCAAGAGCTGGCTCTGCGTGAAAGCATCAAGAACCGCATCACGCAACTGGGCATGATAGCAGCCCCGTCAGCGTAGGACGATGAACAGCACAGAGCAACTGATTGGATTACTAAAAGAGTCTGCCCAGCGGATCCAGGCGCTGGACGATGCTCTTCAAAAATTAGCAAGGGCCGTGGAGATCGTGGAACCGCTATCCAACCGCGGCCTACTAGGCGACATACAGGGCGCTACGCTCTACGACAAGGCGCTCTCTCTTACGAAGATGTCGAGTCGCGACTTTGATTTTTATGATAACTTGGCCCGCAAGGGCCTGTCGGCCTATCAGGGCTTTGGGAGTGTGGGCAAGGCGCCCGCAACCTCCGGCGGAGATCCCGCCGCTCTCGTAGACCGAGCAGTTTTCTCGCACAGGCTTTAAGGAGGTAGACTCAGATGGTAAAGCCTAAGACTTTTATGAGCCAGTTGATGAATCTTTCCATTCCCATCGCCACGACTACCGATGAGTTCCTCAGTGGTGAGTTTATCCACTGGGGCGCCGACAACAAGGCGGCTAAGATGGGCACGGTGGGGTCTGGAGAGACTCCGGTCTGCCGTTGCGTGTTCCATGACACGCTAGGCCGGACGGACCGCTTCGGCACCGACAAGGTTACCATCCTGGATGGTGAGTACCTTGCCGAGATCGACGCGTACGATACCTCGGGTGGCGACTTCGGTAATGGCGATTGGCTGACCGTGAAGAACTGCACGATCACCTATTACGCCGACGGCAAGTCGTATACCGGTGGTTTCCTCTCCCCCGCCACAACGGGTGATGTGGTCTGGGCTCAGTGCATAGTTCCGCCCGGTGGTCTCCAGCGCGGCTTGAACTATATGCTGGTCAAGATCGTTAGCCCGTTTGTCCTATAACCGTAAGTTGGAGGTGAAACGTAATGGCTGATAAGTTCAACTCCGGTGCGATGGGAGCCGAGTATAACGCTCGCTTCTTGGAGGCTCTCCAGGATGAGGGTACGCGTAGGAAGCTCTCTATGGCGATGGGTCAGTATACCCGTAAGAAGGTATACGAGGGCTTGATGATGGAGAACATCATCCCCTCCGAGACCGTCACCCCCGCCGACCTGGTTCCCACCATGGTCGGAGATGCTCTCTACAAGATCGACGAGCTCGAGCCTGAGGCCACCGCTCTAGAAGTCAACTGGGATGGCAATCCCACCGGTGAGTACTTCGAGGGCGAGCGCTTCATCACTCCTATCTGGACTGTTACTAGCGAGCGGCTCCAGAAGAGTGAGGATGAGCTTTTGGCAATCAGGTATCCTGCCCGCGAGGTGCTCACGGATATCGCCTCTAAGGAGATCATCCGCAAGCAGGACGAGCATTTCTTCGGCCGGCTCTGCGAGGCTGCTGTCGCTCACAGCGGCAAATCCATCACGTCGCCCGATAACATCCTAACAATGGATGCGCTATCGGCCCTGCAGAACGAGATCGACGGTAACGAGCTCAACTGCACCAAGATCGTGATGAACCGCGTTGACTTTAACAACCTGAAGCGGCTTGCGGGACCTGAGGCTGACACCCTGTCGGCTGAGATCCTGACCAAGGGCTTCGTTAGCACGACTTACGGTGGCTTGCCATTCCTGGTCACCATCAAGAACACCGCCGTCGCCCCCGGCACGGTTTGGGCGTTCACTGACCCCGAGTTCCTCGGCACTCACTACGTGCTGCAGGATACCAAGTTCGAGGTTAAGAGCGAGTTCAGGATGGTTGAGTTCCAGGGTTGGCGTAAGTACGGCACCACGATCTCTAACGTCAATTCCGTTGCCAAGCTCACCCTGGGCGTGGCATCCTAACGAGGGAGTTAACTCATGAAGGCGCAACCCAGTGTGTCCCGTCCAGTTGATACGGTTAGTGGCTATATAGAGCATCTAGGTGGTGATGGCACCCCTAAGTGTTCTATCAACGATCCCATGAACAGGATGCGCTTTTGGACCCTTGGGGCTGGACAGCGGACTCCCGTTATCCAAATCCCCAAAGAGCACAGCCTGTTGGCGTGGATTGCCACTAAGGACTATCTGCGGTTTGTCGCCACGAGCACGATGGGGTCGACGGGGAAGGCGGATCCACTTCCCCGTCATCCTAAGCCTAAGCCGCCCCTAGCCGACGGACCCATAGCTAGCCATGACGGTCCGTTGCCTGATCGCACCCCGAAGCAAATGACTGAGGCCGTTGTCCCGGCTGGAGATAGCACTCAAGAGGTGGAGCCGGAGGTCGCCCCACGCCGGCCTGAGCTTTCTCCCCGGGAGCTGCTAGAGGGCAGGTCGCCTGAGCCTGAGGTGGAGCCCGAGGTACAAGAAGAGGAACCAGCATCAGAGCCTACTCTCATGGAGCGCCTTGAAGCCCTAGACTATAAGTCCCTCAAGGCGTTGGCCGATAAGTACGAGATTGAGTATACCGGGCGCAGCGCTAAGGCAATCGTCAATGCGATATTGCTTTACGCGGAGTCGTTGCCCGAGGGCACGCAGCTAGAATTCTAATCATGAGTGGAGGCAGCCGCGGTGGCGAATCATTCCAGAGCAGACTACATAGGATATCTGCGCGACTTCTTGAGGGACCATCCGGCGTTCAATCGGCTGCTGAATTACACTGACGAAGAATCGGGAGAGCGCCAGCTAGGTCTAGCCCTAGATCTGGCGCTTGACCATTTCAACACGCGAGTTTTGCCAATTGGCACGACTTATGGATTCGCTAATTTCCCCAGCGCATCCATCCTAATAGAGCTTGCCGCGATGTACGTCCTGGAGATGGTCGGTATACTCAAGGCGCGCAATTCATTGCAGTATTCAGACGCCGGGTTGACCATCAGCGATACCGAGAAATCCTCCGAGTATCGCGCCTGGGCTATGACCTTCAGGCAGGGCGCGCTACAAGAAGCGGCTAACATGAAGAAAGCGGCAAACATAGCCAGCGTACTGGAGGGCGGCAGTGGGCTACATAGCAGCTACTACAACCTATAATGGGCGCGTTAAGCTAGCGGAGCCCAATTCGCTAGTGCCTGAGAAAAAGAAGTTTCCCGAGTGGCTGCCCTGGCTTGTATTGGGAGGCCTGACCCTGGGCGGAGGAGCGGCTGCTGTTAATTCCTATAATAATTACGTCAAGTCGATCACGCGCCATTATCGCAATCGCAACATAGCGGCATCACTGCTAGCCCTGCTAGGCGTAGGTGGAGTCGCGGCGGCTATCGGCGGGGTTGGCAAGACGCCCCCAAATCGCGACAGCCTATCTGACATGCCTCCGGAGCTAGAGTCGGCGGCTCAAACCGGTTCATAGTGGTTGAATTCACCAATGTGCGTGTCCATGCGTTTCACCCGCGGTACATGACGGTATCGTGGGAGATTGCCAATATCCCCGGCGGGACTGATTATACAATCGACATAGAGCGCTCAGAGACACCTGATGGGCCATGGACGCTAATTGCTCAAGGGCTAGTCGATAGGGAGTTCTATCACGATTGGGACGCCAATCAGTACAACCTCCGCAGACGGCATTTCTACAGGGTGACTTATAGGGACGGTAGCGGAGCACCGGTGGTGTCTCCAGCCGTGACTAACCTTAACACTCCAGATGCTATTGCCTATGACATCATTCGCCGCGAGCAGCTAGCCCTCAACGTGCTTTCAGGCAGGCCGGGGTTTTTCCTAATAGAGCGCACGTGGGGAGCTCCGTGTACGTTTTGCTATGATAGCGTAGCGCAAAAAACTAGCGTATCTGACTGTCCTTATTGCTACGGCACGCGCTATGCTGGTGGATATTTCGAGCCCATCTTCGGATATGTCTCTCAGCAGGGTTTGTCCAACCTTAATCAGCAAGCTACGCCCATCATGGAAATGCAACAGGTGACCAAGCAGTTCTGGACTAGCAATTCGCCGCTGCTAAAAGTGCGAGATGTGTTTGTTGATGCTGAAAACAACCGCTGGCGCGTCATGGCGATCTCTCATACGGAAAAGCTAGGCGCGTTTATGCGTCAGATCATGTCAATGAGCGAAGTGCCTAAGGGGCATATCATTTACGACATCCCCGTGCCTAATCTATATGACTTCCACCCGGTGAGGGATTATCACATATGGGAGACCACCCCATTCCTCGAGCCATAGTATTATGGGATCCTGGCCGTGTCATCTATACTAACCATGGAGTCATAGAATGGAGCGGCCGGCATGAAAAGTCCCGTAGACATCGACAACGACATTCTCGCTTTCCTGCAATCGTTTTTCTCGACTCCGAGGACGGTGATTGTGGGACAGGCGCACCGGACGCTGCAGTGGAATCCCAATCCCAAAACGACGGATCTGCTGATCAGGGCTAAAGACATCGCCAATGCCGAGACGCTAGACGGCAATAAAATCTCCATCATCATTGATCGCGGCAACTCGCGCTTGCTGTATTCAAGCCTAAAGAGCAGAATGGCGCGTGATATCCCTCGAAATAGCGAGACCTTTCTGGAGCTCATCACCGTTCCTTATGCGCTGCACTGCCTATCTTCTAACGACTACGAGGCCAGCCTAGTCGCGGGCATCGTTGCCAACGCCATTTGGATGCATCACGACACCTTTAAGCCATTGGGATATCATCGTGTGAGAGTTGACGGAATTGGTGGGCCGACTATACTTATCAACGAGAAGAGTAGTGTTAACCTGTATGACGTGCCAGTGTCGCTTCACATCTTCTACAACACGCATTACAGGATTAGCCACAATACCGAGGAAGTAATGGGCTATAACACGCCGATTATAAAAGAGATAGCAACGGAGGGCTAGCATGGCTGCATATCGCGAACCCGGGGTAAATGTTACTATACAGGAAGACCGCCCCTCTCCAATTCCGGAGGCGCGCAAGCTCCCTGTTGCGGTAGTGGGGCCTGGTTTTCAGGTAGAGGAAGCGCTATGGGCGGGTACGTATGATACGACCAGCTGCGATCTGCCCTATCCCAATCTAATGTCTGGCGCTAGCGTTGTGACTAATAGCGTGAAGGTCACGATCGCCAACTCGGCCGATGATGTCAGTTACAGCATCCTGCCGGAGTTTTACACCGCTGGAAACGACGGGGTAACGCTGGATGCCGGCGTGTATCACGTACTTTCTTCGGGCAATGCAGGGGCCTTGACCAATGGCGAGGTGGAGTTCTACGACATCGACACGTGGTCCAGCGCGATCAACTACCTGTCGACGGATATACTACAAATCCTCAGCGGGCCTTCCGCGGGGCCGTATGCTATTGCCGGCTTTGACGCCGCTACACGCAGGCTAATCCTTCAGGATGCCTGGTCTGGGACAACTGGGACAACCTTTGAGTGGGAGATTAGGCGCCCACTTTCGGGTGGAGTGCGGCTCTCCTATCACGCCCTACGCACTGATCACGTGCGTGCGCGTGCGCAGTTCTTGACCACTGACGAGGTTGTTGCCGCTGCTGGTGGCAAGCAGGCGATCATCCCCGAAAACCCGCTCTTCTACGGTGCCTTTATCGCCGCATCGCAGAGAGCTCCCGTATGGGTGGTGGGGGTGGAGGATGCTGATGGCGCCTTCAATCCCTCGCTGGCTAATACGGCTGCTTGGTTGGACGCATTGGAGTACTGCCAGCAATTCACCGATATGTACTCCTTCGCCATTCTGACGCAGAATGACACTGTAATCACATACGCCCAGACGTTTGTCGACTGGATGTCTCTACCGGAAAACCGCTGTGAGTGTATCGCGGGAGCTTGCCCGGCGCGCACCACACTCGAGGAGGCTATCCCATCGACTACCGGCGGCCGCTTCAGCGCTGATGGCACGACCTTCACCCACTCCGGTGGATACAACTTCATCTCCTATGGATGCGAGCCCATGGGTTACATCGAGGCTACGCTGGGAGACACTACGGTAAAAGTCAGGGTGCGCAAGGTTGAGGCTAGCGTAATGCAGGTTTTCGACGCTGACGACGTGCCAACCTCAATGCGCAGCCCGGCGACTGTTTCGTGGCGCTATGTTAATAAGTACTTCACCAACACCGAAGAGGCACAGTACTATGCCGCATACGGCGAGAGCTTCCAGGACAAGAGGATGCGTCTCTTCTGGCCCGACAAAATCGGAGCTCTCGTCAATGGCGTAGAAGTATCCATGCCTGGGTACTACTGGTGGTGCGAGAGGTTTGGCAGGCTAGCCGCTTTGCGCAATCCTGCAACCCCCTTCACGCGGACTAAGTCTAGCTTCTTCACTCGCGTCTTCATGCCGTTCCGCGGACGCACGCTGCTTAATATCATAGCAGGTGGCGGCTGGGAGCTCGGCGTGCAGGATTCCGTCAGCTTGCCTCCGTATTGCAGGCATCAGCTGACAACTGACATGACCCATCCGGCGCGTGCTGAGCAGAACGTGGTTCACTCGATAGATCACTGCGCTAAGTATATCCGCGAGGTGCTTGATAAGAACGTTGGCTCGCTAGGCAGCAGCGCCTTGCTGACCAATCTTAAGAGCATCTTGAGCGGCGTGGGGATTTATCTAGTGAATAAGATCCAGAGTCTGGCTAGCTTCAAGACTCTTAAGCTAGATTATAGCGAGCTTGATCCGCGGCTATGGGATGTCAATGTGCGCGCTGGCGCTCGTTATCCAGTCAATAACCTAGACGTTATCCTAATGGTGTCGTAGGGAGGCTCATATGGCTCTGCTTAAAGATTGGAACCAGCATGTATCGTCTATCGATCAACTTGATCCAGGCGAAAACATTGGGAAATTCATAGAGGGCGAGACCATTGCCTTGGCTGCGGGTCCTCCGGTATTTGACCCCAACAACCTTGACAGTGTTTCGGTAATGCACCTAGTCGGCCTATGTCAAAGCATCGGAGTCACGCAGGGGCAGCAGACTCAGCGCGTTTTCGAGCTAGGCTCTAGGCGCTCGTTTATCGTCCCCGGGCGTTCTGCGGGTAGTCTAGTTATCTCTAAGCTATGGATTAACGGCCACTCCCTCCTGGGCTCGCTCTACCGCGCGGTAAGCGATGCTGCAACGGAAGAGGCGCTTTATCGCAAGCCGGGCTATAACTACAAGTATACCAACCTGCAGTCCGAACTGTTCCACCGCCCAGTCGGTATCCTCATCATGGTGCATGACCAGAATGACGACATGGTTTCCGCGTCGTTCTACGAGTGCTGCTACATATCGTCTAGCAATTGGGGCACCTCTGCTGCAGGCCTTACGGTAGCCTCTAACGTGCGTGTTGAGTATGAAGAGGAATACCCGATCGACCCCGGCACAATCGAAACGGAAGTCTAACGAAGGAGAAATATGGGCTACATCTACCAAACGCTGACCAAGCAGGCGGCGATGGACTTTCCTGGGTACTACTGGTGGGGCGAGAGGTTTGGCAGGCTAGCCGCTTTGCGCAATCCTGCAACCCCGCGGGGCAGAATTCTTAACGAGACCTCCCACCACAGTCCAGCTTCCCTTCAAAATTATTTAACCCGTCTGCTCTCCTCGGCCAATGCTGGACAAGCCAATATATACGAGTACGTGAAAGGTTTGCGCAATAGGGTAGGGGAGGCGGGCTCCCTCGCAAGAATGTATCAAGATCCGCGGAAGCCAAGGAATTGGATACGGCATCTCCCGACAAGCGGCAGGGGTTTTTGGTCTTACTGAAGAGGCCCCGAATCATGGAAGGATAATAATAGCCGCATGGGCTACATAGCACAATCGATGCAGAAACAGGCCATCACGCTTAATATTAGGCAGACTGAGGGCCTGCGGCGCAACCCCGAGATTGGCAAGTACCTGTCTGATATTCTTAAGGCTACCAGGACGCGCGGCAAGGGGCATGACCTTAAGAGGCTGCTT